GAAGCCGACTCTGTTACGTCTAGGCTAGAAGCCTGTCTACAGTCCCTACAGGACGTTGATGATGGCAAGGGAGACGGGAGTATCAGAACTGCTGCCGAAGCCCTCAGAGAGGACTACAAGGCTATGGTGAACGGAACCTATGAGGTGTCTGCCATGCCCACTCGTATCGCGCAAGTAGATGAGAAACTTAGCTGTGGTGGCGTAGCCAACGGAGAGGTGATGGTGATTGCCGCACCTACTTCCTGTGGTAAGACTGCTCTTGCTCTGAACATTGTCTTACAGAACGCGGTTACGCACAACACGCCTGGTCTTTACTTCTCCTTTGAGATGCAAGCTAAGTCTCTGGCTAATCGTATGATTCAAACCTGTGCCGCTATACCACTTAAGCGGTTGCAAGATGGCATGATGAAACCAGAACACCAGAAGCGTGTATGGGAAGCAACGGACAAGATGGCAGAGGCTCCCATCTTCACCAACCACTACGTCAAGAGCATCGACGAGTTACGTGCCAAGGCTCGTATGTATAAACGTAAGCACAAGATTGAGTGGATTGTCATAGACTACCTTCAGCTTGTGCCTTGGGATCGTAAGATGAAAAAGAACGACGGCATAGCTGAGGTCTCACACCAAGTGAAACTTATGGCGATGGAGTTGGACGTTCCCGTTTTCTTGCTAGCACAAGTCAATCGTGAGGGAGCCAAGCGTGAGTCTGGTCTTACATTGTATGACCTCAAGGATTCTGGTGACATTGAAAATGACTCCGACATCATCTTACTTCTGTGGCCTGACGGCAAGGATGTAGACGAAGCTAGGAGAGCAGACGCAGAGCATGGGGCTTACGTTTCATTGAAGTATAACATTGCCAAGCAGCGTGAAGGTTCTCGTGATGTGAAGGGTAAGTTCATCTTTAAGAACCACATAGGACGTTTCCATTGATGCCTTGCTACAAGATTACATACACCCGTCGAGACATGCCCTCACCCTGTGGTGCAATTAAAACAGCACACACAGAAGACGAAGCAATTAAATGCTTGACTAATGGTAGCAAGACTAAAGGATACAAACTAAAGAAAACGAACGTCCCAATCACCATTACTAAGATAACAGAACTATGACAACAGACCTAGAGAAAGCACGAAAATACACAAAAACAATGCTTGAAGCATTAGAAGTAACGGGCAGAGCAATGTATTTTTGCTTGAACCATCCCAACGCACCAGAGTTCAAGTCATACCGCAAGATTCTCATCGGAGCGCACGAACGCATGAGCAAAGATACTGCTGAAATGCTAACACAACTAGACAAGCCAGAGCCTCCTTACGATCCCACCGAAGAAGAGTTATCGCAACATGGCTAGGGGTGAAATCAATGCAGTCTTAGGCATGACGGAAGGTAAGTTCCGCACCATGATTAAGTCTGCCCTCAGACCCTGCTGGCGCAACTCGTCCCGCAAGACCTTCATCCAGTCCGTTCGTAAGCGCGGCATCAACCCAGCCACAGGTAGAGAACGCTTCGTCGTGGTCTGTGTAGACTGCGGCAAGGAGATGGGCATATCGGAGAAGGAGAGGCGCACAAAGATTGACGGAACCCTAGAGAAGAGAGCCAAGAGTGTGTATGAGATTGACCACGTAGATGGCATCACACCCTTCACCGATGTTCAAACCCTAGAGACTTTAACCCCACACTTCAGAGATATGATTTACGGCAAACAAGAAGTTGTGTGTGTGGCCTGTCACAAAGTTCGCACAGCCAATCAAAGAAAGAAAAGCAAACTAGTGAACAAATAATCACTACACGTTAAAATTTAAATATCTTTGAATATCAAGAGTTTACGAAATAATTGAAAAAAGTTCTCGACTTCTCTTGGTGACCTGTCATAACTATAACCATCGCACAAACTGCGACCTCTAAAAACTAAACTAAATCAAACGTAAACAAAATGAAAATAATAGAAGACGAACCATACGCACAAGCCACCAAACACAGGTGGGATATTCGACCTTCGGGCGAAAAACTAAACATTCACCGCGACCCGTGGAGAAGCGTTTACAATGAATGTGCTTATGCTCTAGGATACTGGAGACCTAACAATAACCCCAACATTAAAAAGCTCGGATGGACAAATATTCCCAAGACCAAGGCAGCACACATCAAACTGGGTGAAGCAATGGAAGCCAAGGGACTCGACGTTGAGGTTCGCAAAACATGGTTTCACTACATGAGCTTTACGCGCTAACATCATACACAACAGCCCTAGCCCTACGGGGCGGGGCGCAACCAATACAATATTATGAGTAGAACAAGAAACACATCAACTGGGGGTGGCTCGTCCAACCCTGCCACTAAATTCTTAGAGTGGGACACGCAGTCTGGCGACTGGAAATACTGGGACAAAGAAGCAAGCACAGAGAAGCACCTGCCCATCTCGACAGCTTTCATTGTCTTAGATCAACTCAACACAGTTAAAGGTTTCTCTGAGGCCAAGCAAACTGGTCTATGGTCTAACGAAGTTCGTGGCATCGGTGACAAGCTAACCGTTCGTAACAAGGACGGCATGGTTGCTACTGGCACATGGTCAGACGTTAAGGCTACGCAAGGAGCCAAGTTCACCAAGTCTATCTACGCTATGGCTAAGACAGGCTCAGAGGACTACGAGCTAATCAACTTCCAAGTTAAGGGTGCTGCTCTTACAGCTTGGATTGAGTTTGTTGATAGCGTAGGTGGTGACAGCGGTCTATACAACGACACAGTTGTTTCTATCAAGGAAGCAACCAACGAGAAGAAGGGTGCTGTGAAGTTCAAGAAACCTCTTTTCTACGTGGTTAGCAACGCCCTGTCCGACGAAGCTGCCGCCCGTGCAGACCACTACGACAACGTCCTACAGGACTACCTCGACGACTACCTTGGCTACGCCAAAGAGCCAGACCCAACGGAAGCTGGTAACAGCGGTTCGGATGACTTCGCATCTGAGGCAGTTGCACCAGAGCCAGAGTTAGTTGAAGCCCCGTTTTAACTGCCAACCCTTGTCCTAAGTAAACCCCAAGACGCATGGCGGGGGAGACGCAACTCTCCCCTGCTTGCCACAATAATATGACAGAGATCAAAGACACTAATCCAAAAGACAGAGTTGGCATACGCAAAGCCCCAATGTCTGGTCTACCAGCACCAGTTCTTATGGAATGTGGTTTGGTTAAGTTACACGGAGACTTGAAGTATGGCGCTTACAACTGGCGTGAAGTTGGCGTTAGGGCATCAGTTTATTACGATGCCTTCTTTCGGCACATCGAGGCTTGGTATGAGGGCGAAGACTTAGACCCAGACTCTGGGGAGCATCACATAGCTCACGCTATTACGGGGCTAATGGTTCTTCGTGACTCTCAAATGTTTGGTAACTGGGTTGATGACAGACCAATCTCACACAAACCAGGATGGATACAAGACATGAACGAACGTGCCTCCGCAATGATTGATAAATCTAAATAACTATGAACGACAAAGCACTAACTAAATACCGCCAGGTGACAGGAGCTTGCACAAGGTTCATCGAACGCCACCAAGACAACGAGATACTAGAAGACGAAGCTCAGACCCTCATCAATGACAACAAGGCCAGCAGATCAGAGAGTGACTGGCAAGTCATCAAAGACTTTCAAGACGAGTGCTGCCGCACCGTTTACAAATGCACCAAGAAGGGTTTAATCAAACCAGCCACAGACTACGTTCCAACCCACCCAACACTATGAAATACACCTACATGCTCAATATGGACAATGACAAGGCTGAGTCTTGTGATGTTATCGTCAAGTTTAATACCAATGATTCATTAGAGTTTGATGGGTTTACCTCCATCGTCTCTGAGCCACCCCTATACTCCGATGACCTTGCCTACTTGGAAGAGTGGGTGATACAGGGCAGGGAGCGATGGGAACCTATGGGAACATTTAGCCACACAAACCGCGAGCGTATGTAGCTCACTAACTAAAACCAATACTACTAATATGCCTAAGAAAAACAC